CCCCTTTGTTGTACTATAAACTTTACCATCACCAAAATCAAAACGAGATTCACTAAATCCAAAATCATCATCCATCTCAACCAATTCATTATCTGCTGTTGTAATCGCATCAATAGAATCACCTTCATTGTGAGATTCAATTGATGTGCCATCTTGTCCTCTCAATACAGTTAGAATATTGCCAGAAATATCTTTGATGTACATTTCCTCATTACCAATCATAATATAAGAATCATTAACCAATGAGACAGCACTTGAAACATTAAATACAGTTACTTTATCATCAATATTCTCAGCAAGTGTTGTGGTGTTGTCGTTATTGTAATCCTTAATTGCTCTTGGGGTAGCAGTATATCTTAATTGTCTTGATGCATTCTTAGTATTTGTATCTGTATAATAATCAACTTGGACTTTTTTGATTATTCCATCTGTACTGTCTGGAATTGGACCAAACAGATATGCTTTTGCTGTAAAGTTTAAAGTATATACCAATGCTCTTCTTTCTGTATAATTACCTTCATAATTATCTTCCATATTAACTCCCCCTTCTAGAATTATTGGAATATCTTTCTTCTCACCTATTGATGAAATCAAATTGATTGTTAATGAAAAACTTGGTTGAAATGCTGGAAGAATTTGTTCTACAATTTGAAGCATATCATCATTCAACTTAGTCATAATACTAAGTTGAAATCCAATATTATAAGGAACAGGCATAAAAACTTTAACTTGCTCTGTTCTATCATTAGTTTTTATTGCCTTGAATGTTTGCATAGCAGAAACTTTTCTGCTGCTATCATATTTCAAACTTGTCATCTCAAAAGACATTCGAGGAAGAGTCATCGCAACTCTTTTTTTCAAATCTGGTTTTTGTTCTACTCTTGCTAAAAACTTTTGAATTGGACCATAAGCAATCGGAACTTTTATAAAACTATAATCAGTACCATCCTGCTCCTCATGCTTGATGTACACTTCATTAAAAAGTGTACCAAAAGCAATAATGGTTTTTCTGATTATTTCATTGTAACTATAAGTTCCTAACATAACAATAGAGTTTATTAATTATTTAGTAATTACCAAACGGGTTCTTCTGTGAAAAGTCAAGAATACCATCTGCTTCATCTTCAATTACAATATTTTCAGCATAAGGGTCATATTCCTCAAATGTATTGATTGAATATACTTTATGTGTTGCTGCCGCACCAACTATCAGTTCACCATTAGCAAAGTTTCCACCAACTATTGAAACTTTAAGTACTCTAGTATCCGCATCCCAATCTTTTACATATCCAGTAGTTCCAGTAGAAACACCTCTAACTGATTCATTAAACTCAAAATTACCAGTAGATATTCCAATAGGACTTGTAAGTGTAATTGTTGGGTTAACAGTATATCCAGCACCAGCATTAGTGTAACGAATTGCTGTTACAATTCCAGTAACTGTTAAGACTGCTTCTGCTGCTGCATTGACTCCACCAGAAGGAGCAGTGGATATAGAAACAACAGGAGCAGAAGAATACTGACTTCCACCAGAAGTAATGGTTACAATTCCCAAAGTTCTAGAAGCAAGAACAGCAGTAGCAATTCCACCAGAACCAGATTGACCTACAATTACAACTGATGGGACTTGAGTATAACCAACACCAGGATTGACTACAAGAATTCTATCAATCGAATCTCCTGTTCTTCCTGTTTTACTAGTCATAATAGCAACTGCAGTAGCATCTGTTCCACCTACTGGTGCTTTTGTGATTTGAATAGTTGGTGTAGATAGATAACCAGTTCCATCGTTAATCAAATCAATATACTGAACTGATTTGTTTAAAGTGGAGGCAATAGAAACTGTAGCAGATGCTGTGGTTGCAGTATCACCAACCATAGTAATGGTTTGAATATAACCAAAATCTTGAACTGACCTGTCAACTTCGTCGATACCAGTATCAATAAGTTCATCTTCATATCTGAAGATTTCGCATCTCAGTTCATAAACATAAAGATTGTTTAACTGGTAGAATGGGACTTTACCTTCAACATATTTGATTTCAAAAAGACCATTATCAATGGGAAGATAAATTAAATCCCCTTCTTGTGGTCTAGTTGCAACTTTAATGTCTGGGTCATCTAACAAAAATGGAGATATAAAATCTTCATATCTTTCTTTTGAAATGATAAGAGTTAGTTCATCACTTGTCTTTACACCAAATTTTGATAAAATATCTCCTTGTCCTCCAAATCCGTTGAAATTTGAAATATATGCTTCAATTCTAAAACTATCATCAAATTTTGATACTAAAACTTCCTTGATAATGGTTTTTTCATTAATCAACTGTCTGGGCATATAAACAACATCTTGCCCATACATTTTCAATTGTTCATTGATTAAATCTTGAACAAGTCTTTGTTCGCTGGAAGAACCTCCCAGAAAGTATGGATTTAGTGGTGCCATTATCCTATCATGTCCATTGGGGGCAACTCGTATGTTGTCTTAAGTTCTGTTTCAAGTTCTTCAATTTCTCTAATCGCATCATTTAATATTCTTTCACCATTCATTGTAATTCCACCAGGAAGTTGAACACCATTGAATTTAATTAAATTCTGTCCCCATTGTTTTTTAATAATTGCAGTTAAATATCTTTTCAACCACCAGTCATTATATACAGCGGAAAAGTCTGATGGGTCTACAATTCGAATGCAGTCAACAATAATATAACTATTTTCATTTACCATTGCCCAATCTATATCCAAATATAGTCTGTGTTGCTTTTTATTAAATCTCAATTGAACATCTGGAGTTATAATTCTACTAATATCTTCCAAATGTGTCTTTACCATTGCATAATTTAACAAATCAAGAGCACCATAATAATACAAATCATTCAAAAATATTTGATATTTGATATTAAACATACCAGACGATATAGTATTTGCGTCTGATTTAAATACGTTATTTACTCCAATAATTGTATCTGGAAGTTGAATAAAATTAGTTGCCTCCTGATAAGTGACTGTTGCAATTCCAACAGCAGAATTTGCAGTTGAACTTGTAATGCCTGTCCTTACTATAGTTTTTTCATCGGGAAGAAGTTTGTGCTTTAAATATACTCTTGCCGCACCATCATAATGCCTGTCATTAAAATATTGAATAGCATCATCCACCAAATCGTCAATTTGGTCATCATCGACATTGACTTCCAAAACAGGATATCCAAGTTTTCGCAAACAATAATCAATTAATCCCTGACGACTTGATGGTTGAGACATTATTTAATTGAAGACTCTAATTATTTATCAGTATGTACCACCATCAATAAATTGATATGGGTCCCATTGGTCTGTTGCTGAATTGTAAACAAGCACTGAATTATTTGGTATTCCTGCTGTGATATTTACATTATCCAAATCATTAAGTTTCATTTTTAAATTTGCAACAGCAGAAACTACCCTGTTTGCGTTATCAGCACCAAGTCTTACTTTTATTAAATTGTCTGAATTAGTTCTTACTCTAATGTCTGACATTGTTTTTATGCAGTGGTAATTCCAGCAGTAACTAAGGCACTTCCTTCAACAACTCTTGTCTTTGCTGTTCCACTATCTAATAATACATCATAACAATACCTTCCTGGTCTTAAAGATGATGTGATAGTTGAACCTAAAGAAATTTTAACTCTTCCATCAGGTCTATTGGGGAAAGAAACTGCAAAAGAAGCAGAAGTGTTTAATGAAGCTGGTGATTTTTTTAATTTTGCATATCCAGTATATCCAGTCAAATCTAGTGGAGTGTTTGCTGTCGATTCAAGAAAAAATGTCTGATTGAAATCAGCACCCCCTGGAATTGTTATATTAGCTACATATATTGCCATTATGATAACTAGATAAAATCTTTCCTAATGTATTTAGGATTTGTTTTCTAAAAGTTTTGCGAGTAATAATTTTATCTCAGTCAATTCAGTTTTTAAATTTTCAATCTCACCTTTTTCATCCAATGTAGAGTTTTTGACTCTCAAATATTCTTGATATTCATAATCATTACAATTTACGATTGCATTTGATTTTTCGTCACGATACAATCCTTTGTGTCCTTCTACTGGTATCATATTGATGCAATTGCTCTTAGGTCTCTAATAAGTGGAACATATGATTGATTTGTTCCAGTCATAATGATTTTAATTTGGAATCCATTGAATGGAGTTATATTTTTGCCAGTAAATTCATAATTACCAAAATCATCTAAAGTATTTGATGCTTGAACGAATCTATCAGATCTGCCATTATTTTTTGAAGAACTGATTACATTTCCATTCTCATCAAGATTATCATACCCTGGGAAGAATTCATATAACTGTTGCGAATCTGGAGTATCGTTCCTAAGCAATCTATACATAACTCTAATATCATTTGTTGAGTGTCTATAAGCATCAAAGAGAACTTTCAGACTATCTGCTGATTTTTGTAGTTTTACAAGTTTTGAAACATAAATTGCTGCATTTGGATCACCATTTAATTGATTGACTCTTGGTTCTAAAACAAAATCAGAGACAGGATTATTAATCCTATTCATTGTTGTGATTATATTTACTCTATGCAAATCAATCATCGGAGATACTTTTCTATCACCTGTTGATAATAGAAGTTCCATAGTAAATGATCTATTTCCTGGTAAAGTAGTTAAATTTGAAAGTTCATTTACTTTAGAATAAATCGCAGAGGTTTCATTTAGTTGATTAGTAGAATTTAAAGATATGTCTTCAAATCCTCTATCTGCAAATGAAATTTCAGTTCCATTTACACTTGTTCCAGTTGTTGTTCTGATTCTTGCTCCAATTGATGTTGTTTCTGGTAATAATGTTTGTATGTTTGGTCTAATACTATTAAATGTAATATTTTGTGTTGCCTTTGGTCCATTAAAAGATCCAACAGTTGGTGTTGATGAATATGTACCACCAGACTTAGTTTGTTTGAAGAATAATTCTGGATTTGTTGGTCCAGAACTTCTATCTAGACCTGATTTTGATTGGTCTATTTTTATATGATAAGAATCAAGTTCAATTGGGTATTTGACCAAATCAACTTCTGTAAATTGATGTGTTTTATTTATTCTTCTAAGTGAAATTCCATTAAATTCATATTTGAATACAGAAGCATTTGTCAAATGTAATGTTGCAACTGTATTATCAATTCCTCTTCCACCACTAATACCAGTTAGATTATTTCCATTAGTTCCTGTGTATCTAATAATTTCGTTATCAATAATTACATATCCTGGATTATTAGCACCAACAGCAATATTTTCAAATGTTGCTAAAGTACCAATAGAA